GTATTAAATTAATATCGTCATAAACAAAGTCTTCTACTAAACAATCTAAAGATTCTAGTTTACCTGTGTATCTAAAAAAACCATTTTCTGACATCCAATATGCAGAACCATCAACTTCAACAGCTGCATTTTTTCCTATCAATCCACAGTTTGTACCAACTTGTTGGAATGAGAAAGTAAAAGGTGCACCTACAAATTTCATAATAAATAAAGCTGTATCTGTCCAAATGTATGTAACATCTCGACCTCTAAGTGCTCCTACAATTCTTGATCCATCAGATAGTCTTTGTGTTCCTGCAGTGTTTGTTGCAGAAGGCACGTACGTATTAATATCTTCTTGAGAAGAAAACCGTATAAACATTTCGTCTTGTGTAGACTTTGTGCCAATTGTTGTCTCTGTACCAAAAAATACTAAGTGTCTATCTGGTGCAGATACAATCATATTTCTAGAAGCTGTAGGTGCATTACTTACAAGAGTGGCTCTAGTGTTTGTTGCACCTGATGCATTAGCATCCCACTCAAAAGTTTCTCCATTAAAAATAGAGGCCAATAACTTATTACCAAAATTATCTAGTGTCCATAAACCTGGATCTGTAATAATATCTCCAGATGCTGCAGCGTTCCATGCAAAAAAGTTAGATGCATCGGTTACTGTTGCTCCTGATGAATGTGAAGCTGCTGTGGTTCCTGAAGCGCCTCTAGTTAAACCTGACAACGTTCCACTGCTATTACCTGTATAGGTAATAAGTTCGTTATCAATTAATACCGTTCCTGTAGATGGAAACGAAGAAGAGCTAGCCATTGTTAAACTTGTAACTGATGTGTTAATACTTGATGATAATGTTGATGTAAACTGACCAGATTTAAATCCACTCCAAGGTCCTAATCCCCAACCTGTTGATGCAACCTCTACGGCTGGACCTACAGAGTAGTAATGCTTAACCCTAATACCACCAGATGTAGATGCTCCTGATCCACTTTCGTTAGAAGCTAAAGTAATAGTTATTGTCGTATCAGTAGGTACTGTAGCAACTTGAAATCTTTTGTCGTCAAAATTATCAGAATTATAATTAGAATTAGTTATAGAAGTAAAATTATCACATAAAATAATATCACCTGCGTTTATATTGTGAGCAGATGCAAAAGTTATTGTTACAGTTGCAGATCCATTGGTTGTAGAAAATGCACTTGTTAATGTTGTTGTAGATTTAAGAGGTGTAATATCATAAAACACACCGCCAGAATAAACATACAACATTCTGTTTGTGCCAAGCGCTGCATACTTAATACCTGATGTATTGATAAAATGATGAATAGCTGTATTACGACCTGTAATATCAACAGACCCTAGTTGTGCCCAACCACCTATTTTTTCTGGTGTACCATATCTAAATCTAACATTATCACCTGCAACCCATTGGCTCTCGCCACCCGTTGCGGTAACTTGTTTATTAAATCCTGGTGCAAATTTTACTTTTTGTAACATAATTTATTCTCCTTAATTATTTATTGTGCGTTATTAGGTACACCATTAGAATTTACAAATGTAGAATCAGCCCAAGCCATAAACACATAAGTTCCGCCATCAGCATTAAAAGCACTATTATTTTCTCTAAGTTTAAAACCATTGGAAAGAAAATCTATTTCGTGATTGGTTTCTGTAGCTTCTGTAACAATACCATTAGCCTTTACAGATTGATTTAAAGGATTATGTACTTCAACTTTTTTAGTGTGCATTTTCCAATCATCTGTGGAATCGGTACGTTTAATTATGACTAGCTGAGGCGAAAATCCTAGATATACGTATGGTCCATCAGGATCAGCTCCGTTTCCTGTGTACTGTCCAAACTTACTAAAACCCTGTACGCTTCTCCATAAATAAGCAATATAAGTATTAGAACTTCCATTAACACCAGTATCATTTCCATAATTAATTACAGAAGATGTTGGTGTGGCATCATAAGCAGTAGCTTGAGTTGAGACAGTGGCAGTTGTATTTAAATGCATTGACTTTTGAGAACCCATGGCAGAAACAGATGTATAAACAAACCAATATTGTGACCCTGTTCTTTGTTTTGTAAAAATAACGTCAGGAACTGCTGATAATGAATGGCTTACATCTGCCGAACTTCCTGTCCCACTATATGCAACTATATCAAACCCAGCAGTTGCACTTTCTTTCCAATTCCAAGATACATAAGTTTCTGTGTCTTTATTAACACCATCGCTAGTACCTATTGTAAATCCATCTGAACTAAAAGCAAGTAATCCCTGACTTCTAGTTTCTTCAGCACCACCATCATTTGACATAACTCTTTTTTGTACGCCTCTTACAGAATCATATAATTCGTGATTATCTTCATAACTTCTGGCTTTTATCCAGACAAAATCAGGTTGCATATTTGTATCAGTATCATCAAAAGCTATTGCTCTACTACCACTTCCATTACCAGTATAAAGCTGAACTTTAAAGTATGCTGATGGATCGTCTATTGCTGTATAAGCTGCCATTTAACCTCCATACTCCGCTAAGTTTTTAGTACATAGTGCATAATATCCAGTTGGTGGTGCATATTCAAAATTGCCATAGCCATCAGCATCTGCGTTACCTGATGAAATTGCAAAAGATGGACAACCACCAAAATTCCAAGCTAAAGAATCAGTATCATAAGCTGAACAAGCAAAAAATTCTGTTCCACTTATTGCAGAACCATAACTTGGTTGATTATTTGCAGCGTTTGTTCCTGACGAACCAGAAGTCGGATCGCCACTATCTTGAAATGTGCCATTTTTAGACATATACACAAATCCATTATCCATATCCAAAGCTACGCCAATAATATCATCTTCAGCCCAAGTATCTCCATAGGCTTCATTACCAGCACTATTTTGTATATTTCCAGTTTGAACTCTATAACCCCAACCAGAAATATGTGCACCATTAAGGTAAGTACTTGCTAAAGCTTCTGGTCCACCAACTCCTATCAATGTTCCACTTGTACCTGAATTAACATCAATAGCTTTACATTCTGCGTACCATTTTCCAGCTGTTACACCAATAGTAGATTTATTAGTTTTATTAGTTGCTGTCCAAAGAAGTTTATTATTTCCTTCGGAAAAAGTTGTAGCACCAATGTTATCCAATGGATTCATAGTTGCAAAATTATTTGTGCAAGTATCTGTTGCTTGATCTGCCGCTACTATATTAGTTTCTGTAAAATCTGTTCCACCATTAGCATCATTACCTAAATTACTGCTATCTTCAAAGTCTAAATAAAATCCGTTTGTACCGAATGTTAATCCTGATGGGTCTTTTGGTTTCCATATTGTTGGGGAGTCTTCGTCAAACTCTCCAAAATTTGAAGCATCATAAGCTGTTCCATCAATAAAAACTACCTCACACATATAACCATCATAAAATAATGTAGATTGTGAATATTTACCAATTAAAGTAGAAACTGCTGTGTTAATTATTCCGTTAGTATTTTGTGCTGGATAATTTGGACCACCATCAGCTGTACTAAAAGAAGTGACTCTTGTTCCATTTACATAAATCTTTGTTCTTTCTGTATCAGTTCCTAAAGTTCGATCACAAGAAACAACAATATTTAGCCATGCTGATGGATCTCTAAATTGAGCTGATGTTTGAAGTAATTGACTCGTTGAACCACTTACTTTTTCATAAACAATAATTGCTTTATCAGTATCTTGAAAACCAATTTGTGATCTATTATTACCATCAGTATTAAAGTCTAATAAAAATGTATCATTACCAATATTTGAAATTTTTACCCAAGCAGAAAAAGTCCACTTTAAAGCATTAGTTGGTGTTCCTGATGTTTTAGATAAACTAGGAGAACTTGCTTTGTCAAACCTACATGAGTTGGCTACTTCATAACCACCTGTTGATAAAGTATTTGCTGGTATAATTATCATTAACTATCCAGTCTTGGCAACTCACCCAATGGTCTGGATTGTACACCATCTGTTGTAGTATAAGTATATAAAGTTTGTAAAGCGGGTGTATCACTTGCATTTGTAATTGCCGTTTCCATTTCAGCAACTTTAGTTCTTACTGCTGCTCTGTGTGTTGTAATAGCACTTGGTACTGCTGTACCAGCATCTGCTTTTCTAATAACATACCAATCTGTATTTTGTAATTCTGCAGCAGCCTGTCTTTTAATATTTTGAATTAAATTATATTTTAATCCTCTAGATTTAACTTCTCCCTCTGTACCTTTACCATCTGTCTCATCTTGTGCTGTAAATAAAGTATCTGCATGAGCTTTAGCTGTAGCATCTCCATAAACACCTGTAACTTTTCCACTTCCAAATGAATAAGTAACATTAG